GTCCCATGCTGTACGGCTGCATGAGGGTGACGAAGCGGTGGCAGCGGTGCTTGGCTACGGTGTTGCGGAATTCGTGAGTTTTCATGGTTTTTAAATAGCACTGGTGGGAGTCGAACCCACACTGTACCGATTTTGAGTCGGTTGCCTCTGCCATTGGGCTACAGTGCCGAGAGTTTAGGGTTTAGCGGCGGCGGTCGTCAGAATCGTCTTCGTCTTCCCATTCGTCGTCCTCTGCGGGGCGGCGGATTTCACGCGGATCAGCGTCCGAGCGGATGGAATTAGCAAATTCGTCCCAGTTAATGGTGTCGTCACGGAGGTCGGATTGGAGAAGGGCGAGTCGGGGCATGAATTTTTGCCTTTTAGCGGGTGGTGCGGACGGGGTAGGCGGAAGTGCCAGCGCGAGTGATTTCAAAAATACCTGTTGAGCCGTTTGTGAACTGCACAATGATTTGATTTCCGCTCACCCAAGCGTTTTGGGCATTGCGGGCAACGGTTGCGGACGGTGAATTGCTGCCTTTTTGCCAGAGCAGCACACGATTTTGGGAAACTGTGGTGTAGTGCATGGTGTGGGAGCGTCCCTGAGTGGACTTGAACCACTGACTTGCGACTTAGAAGGTCGCTACTCTATCCAACTGAGTTACAGGGACGAGTTTTTGTGTTAGTCTGCGCCCTGTCGTCCGCCCCAAGTGTCGATCCCACTGATAGGATCAACGAATTCGTGTCCGCCAAGCCCGTAGTCGGGGGTGGATGACGGCAGATCAGTGCCCGTGATCTCAAAAATGCGGCGCAGACGGGCGTTCTCGCGGCGCAGGGCATCTACTTCGTGCGCGAGTTGAGCGATTCGCGCGCGTTGGATCTTGATCGTGGTGTTGCCGAGCATGATTTTTTCCTTTTAGGCGTTGGTGGTGACGAACTGGGGCTGTGCGGGGGTCTGCGTAGGGGCAGTGACGGCGGCGCGACCCTTCTTGTTGGGCGAGCCGGGCTTGCGACCACGCTTGTTGCCGTTCACGGTGAGCGTAGCCACATCAGCCGCGAGTTCAGGAATGAGGTAATTGCCGCGTCCTGCACGGCGATCACGCTTGGCAGCAATCCACGCAGGGACGGCAATGTACGGCGAGGTCTTCAGGAGTTCCACCAAGTCCTTGCGGGACACGGTGCAGGTGTCGTACACAGTGAGAGCGGAGCGATGCGCCTGAAGAAACTTGATGAATTCAATCTGACCAGGCGTGTACGAGGCGAGGAGGGGAAGCGTGTTGTTCGTAGTAGTCATTGAAAGCGTGTCCTTTTACTTTTGGGTGGAAACCCAGTTGAGAATCTGAAACAAATCGGTGACGGTAACAAATCCCTTGACTTCTTGACCGTCCTTGAACGGCACTATTTCGCCGTTTGGTTGGAAGATTGCGACCTCTACAGAGGATGCAAACTGTTCGTGTTGTAGCGGAGCAGTGATGCGGCTCCCGTTGTGATCGGTGGAGTACGCAAGCGCACCGTACACCGCGCTGACCTGATACCCGTTGGGAAACTTCACGCAAATCTGATTGTGTTCGTGAAGCGTTTTCCCCTGTTGGGGTGTGTGAACAATGCGAATGCCGCCTAGCATATGCGCCTCCTATTAGAACGGGCAAGCGTTGGGGTTGTCGGACTTCGGCGCAGCAGCAGCGTCCACGGTGGGCTTCGGCTGTGCGTCAGCGTCCACCTTCGTGTACATCTGCGTGAATGCGTCCTTCGTGGTCGGGTCGAACCGCGACACGCACCGCTCAATCGCGGTCATCTTGTCACCGAACACCGAGAACGCGAACACGATGTCGCGCAGACGGCGCGTGGTGATGATCTCGCTCACCACCTGCTGCTTGAACGACTTGCGGATGATGTCCGCCCAAGTCACGAGATTGTCAAGGAACGCATCATCGTCCACGCCAACGGAGTCCGCGACCTTCTTGAGAATCCGCTTCTCAATCTTGGTGTCCGCGTAGTCCTGTTCGTAGGTGAACGCGAAACGGTCAAGGAACGCTTCGTTCAGGATGTTCGTACCCGCGAACCGACCGTCATCGCTGCCCTTGCCCTTCGTGTTAGCCGTAGCCACCACGGTGAAGCCAGGCGCAGGGCGCACATACTTGCCGATCTTCGGGATGAACTTGCCCTTGCCTTCAAGCACGGACTGCAAGCACATGATGAGGTGACCACCGAGGTCGATCTCGTCAAGCAGCAGCACGGAGCCGCGCTCCATCGCCACAAGCACGGGACCAGGCACGAAACGGGTTTCGCCGTTGATGAGGCGGAAGCCACCGAGGAGTTCGTCTTCGTCCGTAGCCGCAGTGAAGTTCACGCGCACACACTCGCGCTTCAACTGGGCGCACACCTGCTCCACCATCGTGGTCTTGCCGTTGCCGCTCAGACCCGTGATGAACACGGGGCAGAACCGCTTGGACTTGATGATGGACTTGATCTCGTTGTGGTAGCCCCACGGAATGTAGTTGTCGTCCGTGGCGGGAGTGAAGGTTTCGCTCTCGCCCTGCGTGATGGTACGCGCAAGTTCAGCCGCGTCCGTACCCGCAGTGAGCGCAACCGCGCTGCACTCCTGAACAGCAGGAGCGTTCGCAGTCACGACAGGAGCAGGAGCCGCCTTCGGCTCCGTGCGCTTCGCGGTCTTTGCACCCGCAGGGCGACCACGCTTCACTTCGGTGATCGTGAAGGACTTGTCGTCCGCGAAGAGTTCAGGCAGCGCGTACACGCCGCGCCCACACTTGCGGGTCTTGTCCATGCACCACGCGGGAACAGCAGCGTAGCCCGCCTTGTGCGCGGCGCGGAACAGGGGCGAGAACTGCACCGACTGCCCATTGCAGGAAGTCTTGGCAGTGATGCCGAACGCCGCGAGGTGCGGACGAACAGCAGCGATAAAGGCGAACTGGGAAGAGGTCATGTTGAAAGAAGCGGTCTTCATGTGGTTTATTCTACTGCATTTCTGCCTGTATTTCAAGGCTTGCGGGGACAGCGCGTCCGATAATACTTGCTGTAACCCCTTGTGTGATGGGTGTTTACACTATCTTTGAAAAACTGCCGATTTTACACAGCGAGGTATTCCCCGATGTGATTCGCAACAGAGCGGAGCGCACCGTGCGCGATCTGCGTTTCCATGAACGCCTTTGCAAGCGACCCGTTCGTCTTGGCGTTGTCCATCTTGGACTCTGCCTTGTCGATGGCGATCTGCGCGTTGCTGCTGATCGTACCGTTCGCATCGCGGCTGAAACGATCAGCGTCCACGATGATTGCGGAATCCCAACCCCAAACATCGCCACGCACGAAACCGTCACGCTTCCACTCGTTGGTCTTGCAGACCATGCCGTAGTGCGCGGGTTCAACCGCGCGGCGGCTGTAGCCCACCAGACCAATCCAATGCACCTTGGAGCCAGTGCGGCGGCGCAGGATGTCCACAGCAATCATGCACTGCGGGTGACGCACGGTGTCGGGAACGCCGTTCGTGCCGAACTGGAAGAAGCCCTTGTGGACGCGGTAGCCGTGCGTGTCCGTGCCGTACTTCGTGACGCGGTTCAGATCGTAAGCCGCGCCAGTGCGCTCGTCCGTGATCACAACAGCAGTCCTAGACTCGCGGCGGTAGCCAGCGGACGGGTTGAACTTGTGCCAATTAAACTCAATGGCATCGGTCGGCTCACCGTCCGTCAGCACCACGGTGTGGGCAATCTGAATGCGGCTACGCTTGATGAAAGCCTCAACAAGATCAGCAGCAGCAACAAGAGCCGCAGTGGTGGGCGTACCGTTGAGTCCGTAGCGGTAGTCGCACGAACCCATCTGGCGCCAGTTCCACAGGCAGGTCTTTGCAGCCTCGTAGTCCGCGCTGTTCATGCGCGAGGACAGCAGGTTCATCATGGTAAGCCCCTTCGTGGTGAGCAGCGCGTTCTGACGGCGTTCCGAGTCCTGAGTGTACGCAGCCTCGCGTTCAGCCTTGCCCTGCGCGGAGTAGCCGTCCTTGATGTTGAAGTAGCCCATGTCCGAGAAAGCGTACACTTCAAACGGAATGCCACACTTGCGGCAGAAGTCCGCAAGGATAAACAACTGCCCCATCGTGGACTGCATGATCTGGCTCATGGACGCAGACCAGTCAAGCAGAATCACGATGCCGTGGTTCTTGCCGTCAGCCACGCGGGTGGTGCGGCGGAAGATGTCGTCCGTCCACTTGTACTGGTTCATGCGGAGGGTATCAAGCGAACCGCTCTTGGACACCGAGGTGCGGCGCCAGTTGTCAGCAGCCTTGCGGCGGTTGAACGCGGTCGCCATCGTGACCGATGCGGTGGTGTAGTCGGTGATGCGGATGGGCTGTGCCATGTAGCGGCTCATGCCCGAACCACGCATATCCGCGAGGAACTGCGTGTAGTCAAGCACCTTGCAGGACTGCGACAACTCCTTCGTGGTGACGCGCACAATCTCCTCTACTTCACCCATATCGCTCTTCGCAAACTCCTCAAGAGCCTTTTCAAGACTCGCGTTGGTCTGCGGAGCAATACCGCTGTTCATGTCGTTGGACTTCTTCGGCTTGCCCTGTCCGCCACTGGCGGACTCGCCCTGCGGCTCTTCGGTCGGCTCGTCACCGCCAGCACTCGCGCCGCCCTGTTCGGACTGCGTTTCGCGCTCTTCGCCTTCGCCAGTACCTGCGTTGGAGCCGTCTTCGCTCCCCTCCTGCGCTTCGTCCGTACCGCTAGCGTCCACTTCGGCTTCGCCGTCAGCACCGTCTTCGCCGTCTTCGGGCATTTCCTGCGACTGCGGATCCTGCTGCTGCTGCTTTGCCTGTTCCTGTGCCCACACGATCATGTCCTGCGCGAGAGCGGCAACTTCCGCCCAAGTGGACACGGTTTCGCCACGGGTCACGAAAGCGGCTTCGTCCACCGTGAAACGAATCAGGGTGCCAGCGTGAACACCGCACTTGAAGTGCAGGTTGAAGCGGTCAGCGAGAATCATGGCATTGGTGTTGGAAATGTCACCAAAGAACTCGCGCTCCATCAGCGTCTTGTACGCAGAGATGAAGTCCGCCTTCAGACCACGGAACTTCGTCTGAATCAGCCGCTCAATACGCGCGTCTTCCACGATGTTCAGGTACTGCTTCGCGGTGTTGTTGTCACAGCCCGTAGCCGTGCTGATCGCGTCAATAGCCGTGCGCCAACCGTCCACAGGCGTGAACAGTGCGTGAGCCACTTCGTGACCAACCAACATATCGTACAGCGAACCGCTGGCGTTGCTCCACATGGGCAGGTGCAGACTGCGCGTCTTGAGATCAAAAAACGCGGTCGGGATGTTCTGGTGAACCACCGAAATATTCTCAGTAGCCAGCAGACGCGCCAGCATGGACTTGGCGGCATTGGGTGCGGTCGGGGCAGTGGAAACAAGAGGCGTAGTCATATCAATATTGTACTGGAAAATAGGGCATTCTGCAACCCGCAGAGGCGAAAAACGCTATATTTTCGTAACCCCTTGGGATATAAGGACTTACGGGGACAGCGAGGTCCGATAACCTCGCGCCACGCACTGGTAGCACGCCGTGCCTGCGGTCCGCACGCCGCCCCAATATTTGAATGCTAATGAAATGATTACCCCGCCCTATTCTGAAGTTTTTGCTGTGGTAGACTACACTACCTAATAGTAGCACCTAACCCGAGGAGTTTCAATGGCTTACATGAACAACCCCCGAGTACAGCACTTTCTACAAACCGTCCGCGTACAGTGCAAGAAGTGTAATGTGCGGTTCACCCTGTCCAGTGGGTATCAGGTGAACGCAGGCGGTGAACGCTGCCAAGGATATTTCATTGAACCGTGGCACCGCAAGGGACACAGTGGGCAGTTGCGTGTGGCTACAGGTGGTCGCCGCACCTCTGACTGGCTGTACACCCTTGCCCATGAGTACGCCCACTTTCAGCAGTGGATGCGTGACGACCCTATTTACCGTGAACGCGACTACCTGACACTAGAGAAACACACTGAACGAGAAGCACTAGAACTGTGCAAGCAATTTAAATTGCCTATTCCACGCCGTGTACTGCTGCGGGAACACCGTAAGTACATGAAGAAACTCGCACGGGAGTGCTGATACATAGGTGTAGGAGACTACACTATGCCAATTTACGAATACAAGTGCGCTGCGTGTGACCACCCCTTTGAGTGCATGAAGAGCATAGGGGAGCGTGACACACCGTGTGGGGAGCCGTGTCCGCAGTGCAAGAAAAAGAAAGTGGTACGCGATTTCCGCTCTGCGCCTGTGGGTGGGGTGGACGCCACTGTGGGACCAGGCTCTGACTTTGCGGCACTGGCTCGGAAGATGTCGCCGTACCTAACAAAGAACGCACGGCAGAACATGGACCGCGCTGCAAGTCTGCGTGGTAGGAAGTACGGACCCCAATGAACGCCACACCACACGCTCCCCTGTTTCTACGGGGCTTCTGAAAGGTGGGAGAAAATGGGTGAAAGTGGGGGTGTAAATTCAAATAATACGGCAAACACGCCACCAGACCGCCAGAACGCGGTTGGTGGTCTAGGTGACGCTGTACACGCTCTCACACACTCTCTAGGGATACAGGAGTGTGGTGGGTGTGCCAAACGCCGTGAATGGCTCAATCGTATGTGGCGGTGGTCACAAGCATCAGACCCCGTACAAGCCTACATAATTGGACAAGAGGAGAACCGCACATGAAACTATTTCTAGACCCATTTCCCTTTCGTAATCCTGAAAACCGCAGTGATCTAGCAGCAGTAATTTCTGAAATCACAAGCCGTGGTGAGCAGCCCAAGGACAAGGGCTACGCCAAAGTGGAAAAGACTCCTGCTCCCATTCCGCCAAGCAAGTCTGGCAAGCGGTACGACAAGGTGCAGAAGGTCACGGAATCCCACACTCGCACTCAATTGGAAAAGATGACCACCACCCGTCTGCGTGAATTAAAAAAGAAGTACGAAGGGTTGGTGGTAAAGGGTGATCGGGACGCTGCGCGTGAACTAGCCGACATTCGTGGTCTGCTACGGGCTAAGGGCGCAGGTAGTGTACTGGACGAAGCCACGGAAGGCGACACGCACGCCGGCGGGGCTACATCAGTAAAGCGCAAGACTCCCCCCGCTACTGCAAAGAAGTTTCGGGGGGTTCCGGCTCCTGTGGTGTACACCCCAACCACCCCACGGGTCATGGAACCCCTGAAGGTAAGCGAAGCCTGTGGCGAATGCACAAGCGATGCCATAAAGTCCCTCAAAGCAGCGAACACCGCAGACCTACAGGACGCGCCCGGTGCTGCGGGGAAAGCCGCACACAAGCGGCTCCACAAGACAATTGGTAAAGTGCTGAAGGGCACCAAATAAACCGTCCACCTTGGCAAATGAATCAGCCCCCCGCAAGGGGGTTTTTTCTTGCGCTAAATACCGTTACGGAGGACTACTTTATGGCAAACAAGGGATTACAGTTTGAGTGGTGCATCTACCACCTTATCGCAGTGAAGTCACGCATGGCACAGACAGCGGAAACCAAGCACGCAGCAAGCGAGTACTCGGCTTCCCCCGCAGATGTCAAGAAGGACGCAGCCAGTGCAGTTGCAGCAGTGGAGAAAGCCTACGGAGCCGTAAGCGGCGTGGAAAAAACATCAGGTGGTGGCAAGGAACCCAAGACCGATCTGTATATCTCTGCGGGTCGGAGTAAACTCAAGTGTTCCCTGAAGTACGGCGGCAGCATTCAGTTGTCTTCGGCGGGTGTAAACACCACCGTGGAGTTTATTTCAGGAATTCTGAAAGCGTACACGAAAAGCACGGGGCGTGATGTTGCCAAGTGCAAGCGAATTCTGAAAAGTCTGGCTGAGTTTGAACACGAATACGGCGACTTGGGCAAGATTGCACAGAACAAGGCTACGCAGAAACTCATTGAAGCCAAGAAGTTTAATCTGGAATTGCAGTCCATCTTGGGATCGCGCACTGAACCTGATGTGGCTTCGGAAAACGAGCGCATCAAGTTAGCCATTGTTGAAGAAGCCATCACAGGCAAGTACACCTTTGGCGCAACCTCCAAACTGTCGGCAGACCATATCCTCACGGAAACCGAAATCAAAAAAGTTGACGCCAAACTCATCCGCGAGGTAGCACACAAGACATCGGTGCGCCTAGCACTCAAGGGACGGGGCAAAAAGGTTGTGGGCGGACGGGAAGTGCGCTTGAATGAAATAGTTGTGCGTTTTGACACTGCTTGATTACGCTAAATATTCCTATGCCCAAACCATTCCGCCAGTACATCACCGAACGCCTAGCCATTGAGGACAACCCCAATGCGTACACGCCACCCGCTACCAGTGGAGCGCGTAGTCGTGCGGACATTGCGTACGAGCGGCGGCAAGCACGGCTTTACGGTGGAGTCATGGCACGGGTAGCCGCAAAGGCTCTTGCAAAGTCGCAAGCACAGCACCGCACACAGTCGGCGCGTGAGCCGTTTCCGTGGAGCGATGGAGGCTACAACATGAAGCCAGGCTGGTGGCATCCCACCAAGCAGTGGTTCCTGTTCACCCGCGACTACCATGTCACGCAGATTGTAAAGACTCCACGGGCATTCGGCATCTCCACCGCAGAACTGAATGGGGGACTGCTGAAGGAAGCAGAGAATTTGGTGTCGCGCCGCGTGAATTGGTATGACAGCGAAGGCACTCCACAGGCACACACAGCCGAAAGTGTGCGCGACAGCATTCTGAAGACGGACATTGATCTGGCTTATGAAGTGCAGCGGCTTGCGTACATGAAGGGTTGGCTGAAGGTGTACTCAGGAAGCGCACGAAATTCACCGTCACTGGAAGGCATCAACGGCGACTCTATTCGTGCAGCACTGCGCGAGATCAGCGAGAGCGGTGGCAACTTCAACACAGTCGTGGTGGAGCGCGTTGGACTGAATCGCGGACTATCGGATTTCAAGCGGTACAATCCAAACGAGTGGAGAACCGTGTCGTGAAGTCATTCCGCGACCATCTCCACGAAGCCGTGATTGCATCAACAAAAGCGGTCAAGGGCGCACGCAAGCCACGCGGCTACAAGAAAACCGCTGCAAAGACGCTTGAGCGTTTGCGTGCTGAAACCACATATGACGGCAAGACCTACGCGGCTTACGATTCCACAGGGCATGACAATCCCAACGCTCGTTGGCTTGAGAAGTGGGGACTGCCGCCCACGAACGATGTCAAGACTCTGCGCCAGTACTTGCCGCTGCTGTGGTGGTGGGATCACGGCAAGATCATGGTGTGGGAAATTCCGCCACACCAAACCGCGGATGTGATACACAACGATATTCCTGAATACAATGTTGCGGCTCAACAATCAACCAACAAAAACGGTATGCCTGACTATCAGGGTCGCGTTGACCGTTTCCGCAAGACCGTTTCGCTTATCTCTGCGGCAACAGGACAAAATCTGCTGCGTGATCGTGCGCTTCAACGCGGCAAGAATCGCGTGGCAAACAACCTTGCGCGTATGTTCCCCGGTTACACAGTGGTAGACATGGATGTGGAAGGCGCGATATGAAGAACTTCAGTTCTTATTTCAACGAAGGCGTGGAACACGGCAACACACCCAAGCCCAAGCCCGAGTACTTTCAGAAGCCGTTCAACATCAGCGGCAAGATTGTGCAGTTGAATCCGGTGTTTGATATTCCCGTAAAGACCAAGAAGTACAGGAACACGCGCTTCCGCATTGGAGAACGGGAGGGGAAGAGTCCGTATGTGGATACTCCCGGTCAGAAAGCGTATGATGCCAAGATGAGCGTGTGGCGATGGCGCGTTCGCATTCAGACCGATGAAGGGTGGATGCTCATGGGCTACATTGGCACATCGGATCGCAAGGAAGGGTTGCCGCCCATTCGCTTGGGTGATACGGTTGAAGTCACGGCATTGAAGTTGTCGCAGATGACAGGCGGAAATCAAATGACCTACGCTGATTCGTGGGTAAAGGGCGGTTACACCACATACTCGGACAAGGCTGTGGACTACCGCTCCGAAAATTTCTCCCGTCAACTGCACGGAAAGGTGAAGCGTAAAGCCGTATGATAGACTTCCGCTCCTACCTCACCGAACTGTTTGACACAAAGTTTTCCCTGCACAGCATGGGATACAACCAATTCATTTTTCATGTGCAGGAAAAAGACGGTCGCTTGACCCCTGTTCCTGATCGTGGAAGCAAACTCACGCAGTGGGTGGAAACGGAATTGGGAGTCACGCCGGAGAATCACTTTGACAGTCTGCATAAGTTCTACACAAAAAAAGCAAGAGTGTATGTGTACTCGGTGGAGTTTACTCCACTTGTGCAGATCCGAAACGAATACCCTGAATTTTTGCTGTTCTACGGCTTGGAGCCTGACGGCATCTACGAGTTGTCGTTTTCTCGCCACGCAACATCGCTTGAGCGTATGCCGCCCCGTCCGTATCCAGTTGGCTCAAAACCCAAGGACATCAGCAAGTTCTATTGGAAATTTGATAGCGGCGGCACAGATGAAGACCTGAATTGGTTGAGTACAGGCGGCGCGGCTTCCGTGCTTGGCGCGGTGGTGGACGCTTCCCGTGAATTCGTCAAGAACAACGATCCCGTTCGCGGAATCATCATTGGAACCAAGACCAGTGCCAATCCTGCGCGTGGTCGCATCTACAAAGCACTTGCGCGTAAAGCAGCCGCCGCAGTGGGCGGCACGGTGCATGAGTTGGACATTGCGCGTGGGGGCATGGCAGCACCCACCATTGTTTGGTTGGACAAACAGCACAAGTTTGGTGAATTGTATCAGGGAGGTAAAGCGTGAACACATTCCGTTCCTACCTTACCGAAGTATTTGACCGTCCGTTTCCTGTGCGTGAACTGAAACGCCTCGGTTACGGCGCGACTACAATGGAAGTCACTTACCATGCACTGGTTGATGATGGGCAGGACTTGATGATTGACATCACGAACATCGGCAGATGGTGGGAAATCAATTTCACTCTTGACGGTTCACACGAACTCACCCATGCAGGCAAGCCGTATCGCATACTTGCAACGGTGATTGAAGCGGTGAGGATGTTCTTGAAGTGGCACACCGAAACATTTGAAGAACTGCCGCAGCAGTTTGACATGGTGTCCAAGTCAAGCGAAGGCAAGCGCGATGCGGTCTACAGTGCCATGATGCGGCGATTCGGCAAGCAATACGGTTACAAGATCGTGGATCGTTTCGTGAGCGGTCAAGGACCGCTTGAGAACAGGCGCACCGTGACCAGCGCACGATTGGCAGAAGCCCGTGACTACAAGGCTGAGTACGCCAATATGTACGGCGGCGACAATCCCACGCCCAAGCAGCGCAAAGCCATGAAGAAGAAAACCGCTCGGAAGCGTGTGCTGCGGCGCATGGGTCGGGAAGGCACCAGCACAGACGGCAAAGAGATTGACCACAAGAACGGCAACGCACTAGACAGCCGCCCGTCCAATCTGCGCTTGGTGTCTCGCCACACCAACCGCTCCAAGGACAACAACAAGTGGCGGAAATGAAAAATAGAAGTCTCGCGGGAACACGCCAGCATTACTAAATAATGCTGACAAGCCAAAATCACTCAAAGGAGAACTCTTATGGCATTCACAGCAGGATCAGTAGAACTCGCAAAAGCGAACAAACTCGGCAACGCCCTTGCCCACCTTTTCACCGCACACGGTCTTACAGGTGCAGCCGGACGCACTGGTGCGCTCCTGATTGAAAAGGCTGCTCGTAAACTGGGCTTCGGCATCACTGGTATCACCACTGGTGCGGGCTTCCCGCCTTTCGGTAGCATTCTCCCGTCTTTGCTTTCGGGAACCGAGGCTGCATTACAGAATCCTCGCGGCGAGACAATGATAAACAACATTGTTCTTGGAGCCATTGAAGGACAGACCGTTGGCATCTTCCTTAAGAAGTTTGTCCGTAGTGGTGCAGACTATCAGGCAACCATGTTCCAAGGTCTTACCCTTTCAGCGGCAACCACAGTTGCAGGAACCACTTTCCAAATCAACGGTGGATTCAGCGCAAACACCAACGATCTTATTGTAATTGGTTCTGCTTCATACAAAGCCATTAGTGGAAACACGGGATCGGTTGCTGGTGGAAAATGTGAAGTCACAGTAAGTCCTGCAATCGGTATTGTGTATCCTGTTGGAACTACCTTAAATATACAGACCGTGGGAATGACTCGCGGAACTGTTGGAATTGCTGGCGCAACATTTGAGAACTTCCAAGGCAGAGGAGTCGTCAACGGCGGATTCACTGCCGCTGTTTACTACAACACTCCATCGGGCGGAAGCGGAACTTGGGTAGTTTCGTAATACCAAATGGCTGAAGAATTTGATTTTGGCTTCACGGCGGTAACAGGGGAGGAGTTGGGTCTGGTGGTGACACCACCAACTCCTCCCCTTCCGTCTGTTTCACCGGATGCGATCACAGCCATTGCTGCACAGATCGCAGAACTGAAAAACGCAGTGGCGGCTATCAAACCTGTGTCTGCAACACAGATCACTCGCGTGGAAGAAAAGATTGATCGTGTACTCAACATGGAACTGCACGAACTAAATGCAGCGGTGCAGTCGCAAGGCGAAAGCCTGTCAAGCGTATTGGACGAAGTGGAAGAACGGGCTAATGCCACACGGGAAGAGTGCAAGGAAAAACTGCAAGCCCTTGAGCGTATGATCCTACCGCTACTAACTAGTCTTATGAAGAATCCCGAAAAGCCCTACATCAAATGGGAAGGTCGTGCAGAAAAGATTGCTGCACAGATAGACAAAATCACCACTATCACGCGCAGTTACGGAGTCTAAAATGGACATTGAACCCTACAAGAGCCTACGCACAATCATTCTTGAAGTGCAAGCAGTCGCAGCAAAACCCGCTGCCAAGACTCCTCACAAGGTAGGAGAACCGTGGCAGACTGCTAGTGGCAATTGGGGCGCAAAGAATGTCAAAGGGCAAACCGAATACTTTGACTCGGAAGACAACGCGAAGGCGTGGCTTGCTGGCAAGCCTGCTCCCGCAGGACGAGTAGAAAAGCCAGGCGACACCTCGCGCAAGGTTGAATTGGACGCGGACGGTTACGAAACGAAACCAGACACGAAGGGAGCAGCACAGCCGAATGCAAAAACCACAGCAGTCGCAGGAGCAAAACCCACAGCCCAACCCACAACAGGAGGAGCAGGAACTCCCCAAGCGCAAGCGGTTCCCGCTAATACGCAGCGTACAGCACAACCGCAAGGTAGCCAAAAAGGTGCAGAACAAGCGCAGGTAGCCGCTGACACCGAACAGCACCCCGAAGTGGCGCGTGAGAATCCTGCAACGGAATTTGATTCGGAATTCAAACCTGATCCCAAGGCAACAGAAGCAGCCAAGACCAAGCGCGATGTTCGCAAGGCTAACATTGTGGCAGCAGCCATCAAAGCCAAAAAGTTTGCAGGACCGAAAAGCAACGAAGACTCGGTGTTTGGTGATCCGAAGAAAGAACGTATGTTCATTGATGAACTGAACCACGCTGCTCTGTCGGCTATGCGTGGAGAAGCAGCATACGACTTTGAGTTGTGTTCGCAGGCATTCGCTGATGTGGGCTTCTGCTTTGATCCCAAGACCAAGAGCGGCGTGTCCAAGGGCATTCCTCGTGACCGTATGCCGCAGTTCTCGTCACAGGTTGATCCCAACCAAACCGACTCTCCTGCATTCAAGGCTCTCATGGCAGGCAAGGGATACACTTCTCCAGATCAGGTTACTCCCGAAGACCTGAAGGCTGAAGTCAACATGGAAAAGGAATTCCGCAAGGCTCTTGAGGATGACGGCTACGAAATCACGGAGCAGGATGCGCCTGTTACTTCACTGAAGCCCATTCAGGGACAGTTGAAGGGCGAGAAGATTGCAGGAATGTACGGAACACTGCTTGCAGCACAGGAAGACGAAACATACGCCAAACAAGCCGCGCGTCTGCTTGAACCCATCTATGTTTCTGATGGCTATGTGATTGACGGTCACCACCGTTGGGCAGCGCAGTGCGCGGTTGACATTGCCAACGGCGGCGGTGCAAACACCACCATGAAGACCCGCACGATTACCAAGGGCGGCAAGCCTGTGCCACCCGAAGACATCATCGCGTTCTCCAACAATTTCCAAAAGAGCGTGGGTCTACTGAGTCAGACTCGCGGCGGTGAAACAATTCCAGAGAAGAAACCAAAGACACAGAAGGAATGGAACATGAGCAAATTCGGCACAAAGCGTATACAGAATCTTGTTGAGTCGCTGAACGAAGCCGCCAAAGCCAAGTTCAAGAAGCCCCGAATTGCCAGTGACGAGCCAGACACATTCGGATACGGTGCGGTGCTTCAGCGCGGCAACAACGACCGCAAAGTGGACAAGAAGGGCAATCCTGTTGCATCGCTTGCACAGCAGGTAAACCGCGATGCCCGTGCTAGTAACGAAGTTCAGAAGAACGAGAAGACCGCGCAGGATCTACTCGCTACCATGAACAAGAAGCCTGAAGGCACCACTTTTGAAATCTACGGCTCCAAGAACGGAAAAGAAACATCCGTGAAGGTAAAGAAGGTTCGCTACATGGGCAATGTGGTGTACATGGTGGGAACCAACGAAGTAGAGTTGCGCGTTGCAGGCACAGGGCTGCAAGTGATCGGCAAGAAGAGCCACCGTATGCTGCTTGATCGTGGCGCGGATCTGATTTGGGAAAGCGCAGACTTTCTTGATGTGGGACGCGAAACCATCACCGAGATTCGCAAACTCACCAAGGATGAACTGAAAACCATCCGTCCCGGAATGACCAAGCCTGCTCCAAAGAAGTAAACATGAAATCATTCAAGGATATCCGCGACCACGCATTCTGCTCCCTTCAAAGAATTGTCTTTGAGGAGTTTGACGCTGAACTCACGGAAGAGCAGATTGTTTTAGATATGCCCTCGCTTTCCTACGAAGATGTGGTAGACTACCTTGACGAAAACGAGGTGGAGTGGGAAGAAAAGGATGGTGTCATCTACATTCTTGACGCGGTGGAAGAAGCCGAGATCAGCATTGAAGACGATGACTCCGAAGAGATTGAAGAATCAGTTGACATTGAAGGCGAGATGCTGAACGAGGTCGCTGCCAAACGCAAGATCGTGGTTCGCAAGGGACGCAAGAAGATACTGTTCAAGTGCGCTCCTGGCTTCAAGAAAAAAGGACCGCGTACTTGTGTGAAGCGGGCTACGGGTCAGTTGCGTAAAATGAAACTCACTGCCAAACGAGCAGCACGAAAGGCTCGCAGCAAGAGATCACAAGCCAAGAGAAAGCGTAAACTTTCCATGCGTAAGCGTTTGACATTCGGATTGCGTCCCCGAAAGAAGAGATAAACCATGATACAGCATGAGCAGACCGACAATGGTGGGTCGGTTACAGTGAAGTCCTCTCAAGGACTGGCTTCGGTTTCGTATTCGTACTCCAACTCCGAGTCCACCCTTTCCCTGTGGTGCAGTGCATCGGATGCGTCCACTCCAAAACTAGTGAATGCAGTTGTGGAAAGCCTCACGGAGCGATTCTCTCCCACGGTGCTGTGTGTGTCTGCCAAGCACACTGAAACCCGCTACACACCCAAAGTGCATTCCCTGTTCAAGTGTTGGAGCAATCCGCACCAATCGGTGTACGCCGAAGCATTCAATTCGCGGGATATGTTCAATCGCATATGCAGTCTGTCATATGCCATGCACAACACCGACATCGTGAAAGTCACTGGCGAAGACATGAAGTTCTACGAGTACCGTGCTGTAATGAACGATCTCCGCAAGAAGACCACGCCGTTTGAGTTCTTGTCCATCAAGGAAGAGTGCGACTACAGCATCAAGAGTACATCTGCTGCGTGTGTGGACGCACTGCTTCGCTCTGCTACCGCTGCACTGGACTGCTTGACTCAACGACAACAGCAGCCGTTCCGTGAAGCACTCGCATCACTTGCTTTGCGTCAGTCCCGTGAGCGTGGATTTGACACAAAGTACTCGTATATTCAAGAAGCCACCACCGCGATTCTGTTGCCAGCAGTGGTGCGCCTTGGCAGCGCACACCCGTTCACGCAAAACATATTTTCGGAATTCTCTGCTGCGGCATCGGAATATACAGGTGCGTGTACAGAGTTCATTTCTGAATACGCCGAAATATTGGACAGCAATTCCTCAAATCCCGATTACCCCCCTACATACTAACAGGAGACTACCATGACAGACATGAGACAATACCTTGCGTGGGTCAAGCAAAACCAACAGAACAATCCTGAATGGCGTGATGCCAACAAGTGGCAGAACCGCAATCAGACTCCCGTGAACACTCCAAAGCCAGCACAGCCGAACGGCTTGCCTGAAGGCACGGAAATTGTGGACGAAACACCCAAAGAGTAAACATGAAGACTTTTCAGCATGAATTTGTGACGCTAAACGAAAACATAGAAAGCGTAGAAAGCGGCAGCGGCAGGAGATACAGCACTCCTGACGGTATTTTTCCGTCTGTTACCACCGTGACAGGATGGAAGAAGCGTGCTTTTTTTGCCAAGTGGCGGCGTGAGAACCCTGAAGAATCCAAGCGAGTACTATCCCGTGGAACCAAACTACATTCGCTCATTGAAACCTATCTCCTCAACGCTCTTACGCCAACTGCGATCACGGAATCGGAGGGAACTACAGAGAGGGACTTATTTGTGTCGATGCAGCAAGAGATTGATCGTATCGGGACGATCTACGCCATTGAAGTGCCACTGTGGTCGAAGAAGGTGGGTCTTGCGGGGCGGACGGATTGTATCGGTGAGTTTGACGGCGTTCCATCGGTCATTGATTTCAAATCTTCCAATTATCCAAAATCCGAGGACGCGATTCAAGACTACTTCATGCAAGCCACCGCGTATGCGCTCATGTGGCAGGATCGTACTGGGCAGGAATTGCGAAATATTGCCATTCTGATTGGTGTGGAGGACGGTGGCTGTCAGGTGTTCACCGCCGATCCACGGGACTATGTGCCTGATCTAGTGGAAGCCATACAGACCTATCGTGCCGAGCAGCCTGTCCGCGTTTCCTAAATACGGAAGCGGAGGACACTTTTGATACGATTCACGCAACACCTAACAGAAGCCGTAAAAGCCTCCAGTGGCAAGAATGTCCACTTGGAGCATCTAGAGGACGAAATCCTCAACAACGGCTACGCAGGCTTTAAAGCCGCTGTGTCGGCTATTCGTGGTGTAGCCGATTCGCTGTCTGCCACCGCGCCGAGCAGTCACGAAATCACCGTGAAGTGGGACGGCGCACCCGCCATCGTTTGTGGCATTGACCCGTCTAGCGGCAAGTTCTTTGTGGGCACGAAGAGCGTGTTCAATGTGACTCCCAAACTGAACTTCACCAACGCAGACATTGACGCGAACCATCCATCGGTGGGTCTAAACGAAAAACTGAAACTCGCACTACAGTACTTGCCCAAACTAGGCATCAAGGGCATCTTGCAGGGCGATCTCATGTTTGACAGCGGCTCTCTTGTCCGCACAAAGATTGACGGCAAGCCCATGCTGACCTTTACGCCCAACACCATTACCTACGCGGTGGAGCCTGGCAGTCACTTGGGCAAGCGCATCTTGGGTGCAAAGATGGGCATCGTGTTCCACACAGCATACGAAGGCACTAGCATTGCCACCGCAACCGCCAAGTTCAATCCTGATTTGAGTGGACTGCGGAACACGAAGGATGTGTGGTTTGACAACGCCACTCTGCGAATCGCGGACGGCAGCGGCTTGTTCTCACCCGATGACCGCAAAGACCTTGAGTCGGCTATTGCAAAGGTTGAAGAAGCGGCTGCTGCACTCAAGACTACCATGAACGCCATCGCAAAGAATCAGGGCGTGAAAGACGCAATCAAAATGTATGTGAACTCGCTTGTGTCGCAGGGCAGTCTTAGTTCACACGCTGATGTAAACGATATGCTTGCGTTTCTTGGAGCCAAAGCCCAAGCCAAGCGCAAGACCAAGATGACCAAGCCCACGCCAAGCATGGAGTGGATCAAGCGCAATCGCAATCAGATTGCTCGGGTATTCGCACTACATAATCAGTTGGCACAACTCAAACTGGTTGTGGTGAAGAAACTCGCGTCCATGTCAGGCAAGATCGGAACATTCATCCGTGACGGCAAGGGCTACCGAGTCACAGCACCCGAAGGATTTGTAGCCATTGACCGCATGAGCAATGCGGCAGTGAAACTGGTAGATCGCCTTGATTTTTCGCGCAGCAACTTCACAGTGCCGAAAAATTGGGGCAAAGACTAACGAGCAGTTGGTTCAGGAAGTGCAATATCGGAGGTGATCCCCGTGGCTAAACAGCAAGAGAAATCTAAGTCTGCGCGACCAGGCAAAACCATCGTGGTAGCCTTCGGTCGCTTTCAGCCACCAACTTCAGGACACCAACTGCTCGTTGACACTTTGGTAGAGGCTGCGAAGAAACACGGCGCAGAACACGCCATGTTCAGCAGTCGTACCAACGACCCTAAAAAGAATCCTCTAACCCCCAAGCAGAAGTTTCACTATCTGAAAAAGTTCTTTCCTGAAGCCAACTTTATTGATAATGCAAACATCAAGAATCCCGTGGATATGTTGTATTGGCTGGCTAAAAAGGGATACGACCATGTGCTGATTGTGGGTGGACAAGACCGTGCAGGCGAGTACGATGCCTTCAAAAAGTTTATGAGTCCCAAAAGCAAGGAACCGCTGAAACTGAAATCCATCAATGTGATCAGCGCAGGGCAGCGCGATCCCGATGCGGGTGGTGTGCAAGGCATGAGCGCGTCCAAACTCCGTGCAGCGGTGGCTGCGGATGACTTTGCCACATTCAAGACGGGTATGCCCCGCCGTGCCAACGCAAGCGACATCAAGTCGCTGTTCTCCGATCTGAAGAAGGGCATGAGAACCGTTCGCAAAGAAGACATCAACTACACCGACATCTACTCGTCAGCGGCTTTGCGCCTCATGGAGAGCGACAAGTACAAGCGGCGACCCGATACGCCGGGGCAGACAGGCGGCTTCTCCAAGCACAATAAAATATACCCTATCCCACCGTGCAAGATTGACGAAGACTTGGCGCGGTGGTTCAAAGAGAAATGGGTGAACATTGGCGGCAAAAAGGACAAGTCGGGGCACTATCCGCCCTGTGGTCGCCACGACACTTCCACGGGCAAGTACCCCAAGTGCCGTCCTGCTCGTAAAGTAAGCAGCGAAACGCCTAAAACGGTGGGTGAAATGACCCCAAAGGAGCGGAAACGGGCGGTAATTCAAAAAAGACGAGCCGAGCCTGAAACGCAAAGAAGCGGAAAAGGCAACGCTCCGCACATGACGAGCCACCTGAAAAAATCTAAATAAAGGGACAACAGGAGACACACATGGACCCAATGGGCAAAAATTCCGCTATCTCGTCTAAACTAAACACCCTTCTACGGATGGGCTTGGTGTCCAAGAACAATGTGCGCCGTGCCATGACCCTGTTTGCTGATCCCGACAAGGCACTCAAGAATCCTGCGTACCGCACTCTCATGCAGGAAATCATGGTGGATGTTGTGGATCGGGTTGTGAACAACAAAAGCCTGTACACCACCATGCGTGCTACCCTTGCAAAAGAGCCTGCCACTGTGATTGAGGATGTGGAGAAAGAGCGCACCAAGACGCTGCTCCGCACCGGACTTGTCAAGAAGAAGGATATTGTTGCTGCCCGCCGAGCCTTGGAGGCTCCCACTACGGCTACCGCAAAGACTATGGGTGCGTCCAAAGTGTACCGCGACATGATGATTGACATGATGGACTCAATGGTCAAGAAGATCACTGGCTCACCCGTGCTGTTCAACGCTTTCAAGAAAACAATGGGCAATCCATTGGAAGACATTGAAGAGTCGTTTGAAGTTCCCAATGCAGAAACTCTGCAAGAGTTTTTCTTGGTTGAAGACGCACAGACTCTGCTTGAAAAGAACAAGCCAACAAATCCCGAACTGTGGTCGCAAGCCAAGAGCAAGGCGCGTTCCAAATTTGATGTGTACCCTTCAGCCTACGCCAATGGTTGGGCTGTGAAGTGGTACAACGAACAGGGCGGGGGTTGGAAGAGCGTGAGCGAAGGCAAGTCATTCTTCAACTTCGTGGACGAGTTGGACGAGGAGATCACTCCTGCTCGTCAGGCTGTGATTGACCGCGAAAAGGAAAAGGCTTCAAAGGCTCTGAACAAGGGCAAGACAGCGGCTGAACGCGACAGAGGATACGCCCGTGGTTCGCGCATTAACTACCTTGAACTCGTACACAAGTACGGACGCAAGTCGGACAAAGAAGGCAGTCCGTATCAGGTAAACAAGCGTGAACTGAACAAGTGGCGCAAGTCTGAACATGGCATGAGAAAGAAAGCCGTTACAGTAGATGAGGGCATAGTAGGAATCGCTGCTGCTGCTGCTGCGGCTGCTTCGGTAAAGAAGAGAGAAGAAGAAGCCCGCCGCTCCGCAGAAAACAAGAAAAAGCAAGACGCAAATCGTAAAAGCAAAGACGATTACTATTCGCAAGGATCGAAACATTCAATAAATGCAGACGATTATTGAGATCCATCCATGATCAAAAAGCGCGGCGATAAATTCGTAGTCACCAACAAGAGCGGAACAAAGGTATTGGGAACCCATCCTTCCAAGGAAGCGGCAGCAAAGCAACTCGCTGCGATTGAAATTTCAAAGGCAAAACATATGCAACACGAAAACAAGCGTTTCAAAGATTTCCGTAACACTCTCACCGAGAGCGAGTACAAGGAAACCCTCACGGGCTATCCCAATCGTGGCATCAACACCGAAGACGGACCAGTGAACTTTGGTCCCGAGCGCATGGCACAAATCAACGCCATGCTGAACGCCATCAGCCGCAGCACCTTTCAGTCGCCCAATGAAGCGTTCATTCGCATCAAGACACGCCTGAACCTGCTCATGCTAGACTTTCCGTGGACTCCGTACCTGTGGAGCAACATCAGCCTTACTCCTCCACAGGCTCCGTCCGCCAATGCAACCGATCCTCGTGGAACGGTTACTGTTCCCGTGACCTTGTTTGGTCGCGTGGACGGTGTTGACAGCGTGACCGGCAATGTCGTGATGAACGGCAAGGCAAACCCCACCGCAGGGCTAAAAGAATTCGCCCTCACAGTTAGCATTGAAATTGCTGAAGACGGTCTGTATCGCGTCACGGCTAAACTCGGTCCCAAGACCGAGCCTGTTGTTGCAGAAGAAGGCGTGGAGCATGATGGCGACAGCATTGACGAAATGGCACAGACTCCTGCTCGTCAGCGGGACATGGAACACGCGATTCAGCGTGCCGATGTCAAGGCTCAACGCGGCTACGAAGCCAAGATGAACAAAACCGGCAAGGCTGCGGAGCGTGGACGCAAACTGGAAGACAAGCACGATACTGCTGTGCGCCGTCTGATTGCGCGTGATACCAAGGAATACGAGTCCGAAAAACTGTACGGTCGCGGCGGCAAGATCGTGAAGGGCAAGCGCAAGCCAGTGAAAGAAGAAGTTGAACTTGATGAAGTTAACATGATGCGAAAGTTGGGTCGGATTGTTGGTACTGTTACTGCTGCTGCGGGTAACAAAGCGAAAGATGTGAAAGCCGATTACGAGAGTTGGCGTAAAGTGAGGGAGGAAATTAAGCAAGCAAAGAAAGACCTTGAATCAGTAAAAAAAGAAATTGCAACAGCAGATGCCGCTAGAGATGTTTGGGCATGGGGGAAGATAAAAGAATTGAATGCACAACTAGAGCGGCTGAAAAATGAAGAAAAAGAGCGTTTAAAAACAACCAATAAGGAAAAAGCCGAGCAGATTGAAGAAATGCACAAGGCAGGAGATTCCGTCAAAGTTCCCCACAAGGGCAAGATGGTGAAGGGTAAGATTGTTCGCCACGACAACGGCGGAAGCGGAAAAGCACAGCAGCACGGCGGTGGCTATGTGGTTGATGTTGGCGAGTACGGCAGCATCACCGTTCCCCACCACAAGATTGTGAAGGAAGCCGCCGAACAGATTGACGAGTTGAGCAAGAAGACGAAGGACGCATATGTTGCCAAGCGTGGTTCGCAACTGTCGTCCATGTTGAGCGGACACACCCGTGGCAAGCAACTCACGGGCAAGCAGCAAGCCAATGCCGTCAAGGGCATCAAGACGGCTATGGGCGGGAACAAAGATAAATCCAAACTCCCCAAACTACTGCCAAGAATGGCTACATTTGGAGAAGAACTCGTTGGCGGTCAGAAGCGACTGGATGTCAACAAGAACAAGCGACTTGACGCACACGACTTTGCTCTGCTCCGCAACAAGAAGAAGGCGGTCAAGGAGTACACCGAGATGATGCCTGGCATTCCTCTCATGGAGCCTGATCCAACAATCTCGCAAGCGGATCAAACCGGCAAGGGCAAGCGGTTCCACAAAAAGGCTCTCAAGTCTTCAATGGAAGAAGCCGCCAAGAAGCCGGTCAAGAAGGCTGATCCACACTCGGGAGCCAGAAGCGTGATCAACAAGCAAAAAGCCATCAAGCGCACATTGGATCAGCACGGTATGCGTTGGTGATCCCAACGCAACTTTATCATGGATTTCAAAATCTTGAACCGCGACAATTTCATGCTGTACGCAATGGGGAACTACACCAATCCTGATTGCTTGGGCATGGCTGAATTCACCGAAGACCTTTCAAAAATCAAGTACATAAAGCGGTTGCTCAAGAAGTACCACCGTAGCAGCAGGATACGCCCCATCCTGCTGCTTAATCATTTGCTGATAATGGGGAATGTTTTCGGGCAAATTTCCTCTGCTCGTATGCTGTTTTACAAGTTGGAACCGGAGATTCATCCCGCGCTCAAGACGGTCCTGCTGTATTTGGAATACATAGATGACGGGATGATTTTTGACGGACTGGTGATGAGCGAAATTCCAATGGACACCACACTGGCTCAAATATTGAGGAAACTGTAATGCCCAACTCACCACAAATACCGTTCTTGGCACACAACAGCACCGTGAAGGCGTGGTGTTGGACTGGAGTCACGATAACACAGTCTACCTCCTCGCCCACACAGGCTACTGTGGATGATGTTTCGTTTATTGACGGGTACAATCTGCGTTTGGATGCTGTTACTCATACCAACGCACTACCAAGCATCTACGCGATTGAAAACGGAAATGTTTATAATGCAAACCTGAATACTAGTGGTGTTGCGGTTGGACCGTATGGTGCCCTTCGGTTCTCATTTATTACCCCCATGCGAGACACCAAATACAAAGTGTTTGTGCAGTTTTGTACGCCCGATCCGTACATTCCGTATGCCCATGCACTGAATTCCTCAATATATCCTAAAACCACCACAGGATTTTGGGTTAGAGCAGGACTTCCAGTAACCAGTCCGGGGTCATCAACAAATCAAATGACTAATGTAACACTTTTCAATGGATCCAACATGAGAGTCATCGTGCTATGATCGCATTATCTTCCACATCATCGTATACTTCCGTTCCCGCAAATGTGCCAGGCTGTGATGCGTGGGGAAGTTTCACCGTTGGTTCTCCGGGAAAGGTTACCCTACTGGACGGCTACGGCATCAGTGGTGTGACACGGGCAGGCACAGGAATATTCGGAATTTCTTTCTCAAATCCCGAACGCTTTAGTAACGGCGCGTATGTGGTGCTGGCTACACCTGAATTCTCAATTGATGCTGGTTACGGACCACTCACCGTGCGTTCTTCTGGTGGTGCCACTGCGACAGGACTATCGGGTGGTGTACAAATTCGTACATTCACATATTCAAGAGGATTCCACCCCGGTGGCGGCACTGCTGAACTGAATGATCCCCCACCAGGAGCATATCGTGTGAATCTGGCAGCGTTTTCGTTTGCCACAGAAAGTGATCTGCGTAGTGTTGCTGTAGCCAACTACCAATCGTGGAGCGAAAACTTCAATAATTGGGTAGCGCCAGAATTATCGGGTTCGCTACAGCAAGCCCCGGCGACTACAAATAATATTAATCCATTTGGCAGCAATGCCGGTGTTTTTTCTTTTGCTGGCAGTAGCAGCGTTTCCAACTATGTTTCCAAGGGAAGTGGTTCGGCAGGAGTAACATATACTTTCTCGCTGCACGCAAAATCAATAGATGGAGCAACACTGCAAGTGCTTTGTGGTGGCGGTGGAAACAACTTTGGATACAATTTCAATCTATTGACCGGTGCCGTTGTTTCTGTGGCTGGCGGTGGAGGACAAGTGGCTTCAGACGGAAAGATCACTAGTCTTGGAAATGGGTGGAAACGACTGTCTATGGTGTTTAATGCTACAAACGCACCCACTCCCCTATTTAAGAACGCTTTTGACAACAATAATTTCTTGGTGTTTGGAGCGCAACAAGAAGAAGGTTCTGTTGTCACTCCATACATCAAAACGGAAGCAACTGCTCCAGTCTACGGTAATCAAGACGCACGCAAGCGGTTGGTGCCTGGTGCGGGTGGATACGGTGCAGACGGCAACACCTACGCATCCACACCGTACAAGAATTTTGACAAGCGGCGGGCTGTTGCCTACGGAACCATTGTGATTCCAGTAAACAAGAGCAACAGCAGTCCAGTGAGCGCGTACATTGAGAACGGCTTCAATATCAAAGGCGTGTCCGCAGGAGGCAACTCGCTGTATGACTTGTCGTTTGTGCAGCCAATGGCAAACGACTCTTATTGCGTGATACTGTCTGGAGAGTACGAAAGCACAGACTACACTGCTTTGGGTGAAGAGTTCTCTCTGCTGTCGGTTCGTGCGGGCACAGGCAACAAGTACAAAACCGCAAACGGTTTCCGTGTGGAAGAACTGCGGCAGAACCCTGCGGACAATTCGTGGACACAGCAGAGTACACGCTATCAAAAAGGATTCACTCAGCGCATTCACTTCATGGTGTTTGGTGAATTTATTCAGGGGCAGTCGTGGTTCTTGACCAATCCCAACATCTCGCGGCTGTCGGCTCCTGCTGGTCCTGAAGACTACAATGTCTGGCTTTCCAGTTGGATGGATCCTGATTACGGATACGAAGTGGTTGGTGGATCAGCAAGGACATCCGCTGAGTATGATGCGTATCGTCTTTTGGAAAGCCAAACAGCCATTCAAGCCGGAAACTTCGGTGTTGCTCCTCTGCTACTGACATACGACAGTTTTGGTTCTCCAGGAAACAATAGATGGAAAGACCTCGGACACACAGGATCCACACCGTATCTCATCAACCGAGCAATAGATCGGTTGAAAAGCATTCCAAAATCAAGACGAGCGTGGTATCCGCGACACCTCCCGCCGGTGATGATTAGTCCACATGATGAAAACATATCAACCCATCACCCGTTCCATTCAAACCAGCAGTATTGGGCACAGGGTCCAGACGGTGTTTCATACGGAAGTGGATGGAACGGTTACGGAAGCACTGCTGCACTCACTACCGCAGTTCACGGACCGTCACTTTCGGAAAGAATGTTTCTTCCAGCAGATAATGTCACTCTTCGGAAATATTGGGACAATGGCGTAAACGCCACACCGTTTGATTTCCCTGCTGCGCGAACTGCACTGGGTGGATACACGGGCATGGCATTGGGAGCCACGGTGTCGGTTGGTGATGTTGGTATAACACTTACATTTTCACAGGGATGGACGCTACAGTTCTGTGACATGATATTCGGTCGCACAGGTGGCGTGGGCTGCACCTTCTATGTTGGTGATTCTAGCACAAACACCACCTACGGCGTAACAGCAAATGCAGGTGAAAGCAAGTTTGTGCGTGTACGCGGCATGGACTCTAGCGCAACTGCACCGACAGCATTCAATTTGGGAGGCTCCACTTTTGATGTGGTCAAGCGAGTGGTTATTCCTGGTGCCACCCTTGTGGGGGGCAGAAAACTGATGGGAATTTTCCCGGACAAACAGTCTGAGTTCATACAGACCATGTTCAGTGATTTCTTGGACAGAATAGGAACCGGTGTTGTCACAGACAGACCAGGCTCTACACCGACCCCTATTGAAATCTCGTATGTGTTTGATGATCACGAAGACATTGACTACATGGGTATGTACTATCTTGGGGCAAGCAGAGGACTTCCTAGAAAAGTAGTGTCTCGTTCCACGGGATACACCGGATGGAGTGGAACACCACAGGGGGTATCGGCTTGTTTCCTGTATGACGATCTTGGATTCAGTGCTGGCTACACCGGATATGTGAACTCCGCTGATCCTGACTACTTGCGTGCAATCGTAACTGATCCGCGAGTAACCACATACAAGTTTGATCCCAACGGTATAACCACTGATTCTTCTCACACACTCAACAGTAGGTTCTTAGACATATACAATCGTTTGGTTACCGTATACGGAAAGGGAAAGGCTCCGTCTGGTGCCACTCCTGGTTCGCTTGCAGAGGCGATGGAGTGGACATATCTCACCGGAAGAGCGTACAGTTCGGGAGCCTCATTCGGTAGACTTCCAAGTGGTTCAAGCGAATATCTTAGTACTGCGTATGTGGGTGGCGGTGGCAGAGGCAGAGAAAATCTAGCATCGTATTATATTCAGACAGCGTTTGATGCTGCACTATGGGAACTGCTAGACAGCCACTACCGAGTTTTGGGGTATAAGCCAGCACTAGATCGCGGCATAAAGGTTGGAAACTATCAGCAATGGTACTCTACTGTTGAAGACGCGATGTACTCTCCTAGCGGAAATTTCACACCGGCTTTGAGAATGCCGACCGGAAGCCGACTGTTGGTTCAACCCAACTTCTACGGTTCTATAGGAAATTATGATGGTATCGGTGCGGAGTACAACATAGGAAACCGTGGTTGCTATGTTGCAAATCCGCAAAATGATGTTGAGCGTTACTATTTTGGTGGTGCCACGGCTTTTGATCTAGAGCCAAGTTACGACTACAACCCACCAGCAGGAACCAAACGATTCTTCCATAAAACCGCACTCAAGGGAGTGGCTGCGTATAACGCTGTTGGTGTTACCCTGTCTCCTGTTTCTGGACTGTCTGCTGCGGCAGCGTATTCTGCCACCGATACAGGAATAACTGCTTGGAAGGGGTTCACATATCGTGCAGGAGATATACTGACGATAAATGGAAAAGAAATTGCCATCTCGTCTTACATCACCGGCGGAAATCTTGGTGTCGGCGGCAAGGTGTATGTGCGTCTTCACGATACCGTTGGTAGCAGTGGAGTGGAAGGCAACAGTTTCCATGTGTATCAAGCGTACAACAATCCAGGTTTCTTGTCATTCTTGAAAGATTTGCGACAATTGCGTGTCATACAACGCGCTACTCCCGATCTACACACCCGATTCTCTCCGTGGATTACTTCTCCGCACTGGACAGTATTTGGGTATAAAGGTGACCGAAGATACTGGTGGGAAATATGCTACCATCTGTACCTAGCGGGAGCAGGTCCGTTCGTGCAGTGGTGCGATAGTAGTTCCGAGGCTACGCCTTACAGATTGGAATCACCCACAACCCGAGCGCAAAAAGACGGTGATATGGCAACAATGCAGCGAATGTTGGACAACATCAGAAACATTAGCGGAAACAGCAAGTGCGGAAAGGGGTTGGTGCAAACCATACAGCCACTTGGAGACACCGTGTATGTTTCAGGATCCAAACTCTTGTCTGGAGCAAACGAAGGACTGTACCTGTGGAGAATTACCGTTCGTCCAGGATCGCCAGGCGAAAGACTAGTGCTTCAGCAAAACACAAGAAAAGACATTCCAGACACCCTAATCATAAACGATGTTGTCACAACAGAATCTCCACACGGTCAGCGTGGTGTGTGGCTGCTCACCAAGTCAGCAGTACCACCAGCGTACACCTTAGTGTAAAGGAACCCCATGCCCAAAATCAAAAAATTCTCAAAGTTCGTTTCCGAAGATTTTCCGCCGCCCATCGCTACTCCCACCAACAACACAGGCAACGGGAATATTGCAGGACTTTCGCCTGATCTTCCGCCCGTGAAGACTCCTTCGCAGCGCAAAAGAAAATCAAATATTGGTCGCCGTAAACCTCCTGTAGCCTAAATACTTTTGTCGGTGGGCTTTACAGAAAGGAAGTGACCACATGATTAGTCCTGAACTGATTTCGCTTGTTGGTGGCGCGGCTACAGGCTTCCTGTTCCGATACATGGCTCAGAAGAGCCAGGATCAAAA